GAAGAAGAAGAAAAGGAAGAAGAAGAAAAGGAAGAAGAAGAAAAGGAAGAAGAAAAAGAAGAAAAAGAAGAAGAAGAAAAGGAAGAAGAAGAAAAGGAAGAAGAAGAAAAGGAAGAAGAAGAAAAGGAAGAAAAGGAAGAAGAAGAAAAGGAAGAAGAAGAAAAAGAAGAAGAAGAAAAGGAAGAGAAACCACCTACGTTGGTAGAGCTGAAATTCCCATTAGAAGAGAAGATTATACAATCTCCTATCTCTAAGAGGTCAAGAAAAAAGAAGAAAAAACTTCTTGAGATTGACACGAAAACAAAAAGGTTGTTTGACAGTATCAGTAAAGGACTTCTCCGTGACATTGTGAGTTTTACTCCAAATGGAACGGTAGAGTTAATTCGATCTGGAACAATTGAAGAGATTGTTATTGCCGATGTTAATTCATTACTGGAACAACAAGAAGGGGAAGATGATAAAATTTTTACCTTGAGAACTTATATCACGCAGCGTTTGGATAATATCCCTAATTTAGAATTAACACCAGACACTGTTATTCTTTTAGGATATTTAGTGACCAAAAAAGTGGCTTATGGAGTTCGTTATGATCCGCAGGTTGAAGTAGCCATAAATTATGTACTTTCTCGTGTTTAATGATTAAATCGCAAATATGTGACTTGTATAGACATATATATATAAATATTTATAATATATATATGATACGATTTCTAACTACATTGTCACAAAAATGATGAGCGTTATATAAAAAAGCATTAGTGAAGCAAATGAAAAGCAGTCTTCTATTCTCTTCACTAATAACTGGTTCACCTTCTTTTCTACACCATTTCCCATTTTATATCATTCTTGAGTTCCATCTGCATATGAAATCCATTTATGGTTTCCGTTCTCATCGATTTTTTCCTATATGAACTGTTTTTTTTCATTTCTGAAATCAAACCATTTATCATGTCAATACTGAGTTGCAAATTTTTTTCTAACGTTTTGCACTAATCAATATCTAATTTATTCATTGAAAAAAATATTTTTTGTTGGCAAAAGTCAATTTTGAATGACTAAATGCTAGGGATTATCAGAGGACTTTATAGAAAAAGAAACTATTTATAAATGTGGAAACCGGAAATTCTAGTTTTAGGTCCTGGTGGTATTAAAGGATTTTTAGAATTGGGTGCTTTGGTAGGATTAGAAAAAGAAGGTCTCTTATCTGATGTGACGACCTATGTCGGAGTAAGTGTAGGAGCCATTATAAGTCTTTTACTGGTAGTAGGTTACACTGTCACTGAAATTATAGTCGAAGCAGCAGATGCTAATATCTTTGAGGATTTTTCCAGTGTTAGTTGGAAAGATATCAAAGAGAATTTTGGGTTAGTATCCAGTGCTCCTATCAAAAGAAAACTTACCAAAAGAGTGATGGAAAAATTTGGTTATGTTCCTACACTTGAGCAATTATATCATTCTACTGGAGTTGAATTAGTTTGTGTTACAGCCAATTTAGATAAAGAAATTACAGAATATATGTCTTATCGAACTGAACCAGGTATGTCTTCTGTAGATGCTGTAATGTATTCGATGAACATCCCTATTATATTTTACAAACTCAAATATAAAGGATGTGTTTATGTAGATGGAGCGTTGGGTAATCCTTATCCTGTAGATGAATATGATGATGGATCGGTGAATATATTAGGAGTTTATATTGAAAGCACATGTCGAACAGAAAGAGAACCTTCTGATTCGACAACGACTATGTATGTCCACAAGATTATTCAGTTTACTATGAGTCAATTACGTGATAAAATTATTAAAACCTGTTCAGAAAGATGCAAACATCTTTGTCTGAAATCAAACATTGTCGATAGTACAGGATTGACTATTGACGCTCATTTAAAAGCAGATATGATTTTAGATGGATATACATATGCACAAAAATTTATAGAAAATTTATATTCTATAGATAGTTAAAAGATAAATCTTTCTTTTAGAAAATGGGAGACTCAAAACCTGTGTTTGTGAAGGTAACCGCTGCTGATTGTGGAGCATGCAAAAATCTTAAAGGAAGATGGAAACCTATCCGTAGATCCATCGAAGACTTAAGAGCTGTTCGAATAATTGAAATACAAGTACCAAATATGAGTGCAAAGGTAAGTGACCAAGGATATCCTAATGATCTACAACGTTATATATTATGGTATCCCACTTTTTTCCTTTTTAGTGGAGATAATTGGGATGAAGTTATGCGTAGTCGAGGAGGAAAGTTAGATGGTGTTATATTTAATGGAATTGTTGGTAATGCGCAACCTCAACAAGGTTATCCTATGACCGCTGAGGGGATTACTAATTGGATCAAAAAGACATTGAAAGAAGATCCAAGATTTTCTTCTTCATCCATTGAGAAAAGTAGATCTCCTAGAGATCCAAGATCTTCTCTTTACGCTCATATACAAAAAGATAATATTTATGTGCCAACCAGTGGTTCTGCTGCAATTTGCCGCAAAATGAAACTCAAACCCAAAAATAGATTCTAAAAAAATGCAACAACGTTTCGATTTATATGATTCTATTGTTCAATCAGTCCATGATGATCCTCCTCGAAAGAGAGATATGAGAAAATTATGTTCTATCATCAATAGTATTCCCAAAGAACATCGAATCCTTATCCAATTACTCATTATTCATCATGAACAACTAAATGGTTCAAGTTCAAAAACATGGCGTGCCAATCCATACAAAGGTAGGACTTTTGAAGGAGGTAAAGGAGTTATTTACAATATGAACTTTTTTCCGCCGGATCTTCAGGATATCATTGCTAAATATATAGAAATGATAACAGTAAAAGAATAAGTAATATATATTATCAATATATATTTTTTCAATGAATAAATTAGATATTGATTAGTGCAAAACATTAGCAAAATTTTTTGCAATCTATTTCATCTGTAAACGTTTGGACATAATGAATGGTTGATTTCGGAATGAAAAAGCAGTTCACAGAGGGAAAATTGATGAGAACGGAATCCATAAACATTAGTATCATAGAGAATAAAAGTTATTAAATGTATTTAATAACTTTACCAAATTTACTTTATTTGTTTGAATGCCTATGAAGCTTATTATAATGCAGGAGGAGGAAGATTTCCTACAGGTGTGCCTGTAGGTGCTAAAGCTCCTCTTCGTCCCAATATTGCACCTTCATATGCTCCTTTTAATCCAGCATATTCTCGAACAGCGCGTTCCCTAGCAGCCGTATAAGCGGTAGGGGAAACATACTTTCCTATATATTTTTCTTTATATTCTGGATTTTTCCAATATACAAATAACATAATAATTGCAATAAGTGCCAATAGTCCAGCAATCACTGCCAGCACTACATTGACCCAATACAATGTATCAGCTTCGCTCTTACTTATCTTGGCATTACAGCTTCCATCTCGTATCCTACCAAAAAATACTGCATTGGTAGCAAATAAAGCTGTAATACCAATCAAGACAATGATAACTATGATAAGGAAAATCCCGAAAGCGTTTATAATGTTTTTCCAACTACTAGTTGCGTGTTCTGTACTGGTGACCTCTCTAGTTTAACCTTCAACAGGTGGTATTGGTGTTTTGACTTCAGCCATTTTATTTTATAATATTTTTTATGAATTCGTAAAATTCATAACGATTGGAAATAATTTTTGACACTTTAAATTTCTGCTAATTGTGCTGCCTGTTCAGCTGCTATCTGCGCCTTTAACTCTCTTTCAATTGTTTCGAATGCTCGAACTTGTTCTATTTGTTCTGAAACAGTCTCTGGGTGTTGATATCCGTACTTAGCACCTTTATATGTATAAACAGGTACAGTCCCCGGCACATAACTACCTACATATCTTTCAATAAATTCTGGTCTGGATTTTGAAAAAACCAAGATAAATATTCCAAATATCACAATAATACCTGAAATGATAGCTAATATTAGATTAAACCAAAACATGATATCTCCTTCTGTAGTGCTAATCTTAGATCCACAACCTGATTTTCGGATTTCACTAAAGAAAAATGCATTGGCAATAAAGACACCTGTCACAAACAACATCACAATTATAATCACAATTATCAATATATACATGGCGTTAACAGAGGCTTCAAGTTCTTGTTGAAATGCATTTTCTATCGTAGTAGACATAGTTATCTTTATCTCTTATGATAAAATAATCTTTACAAATTTGGATTAATAGGATGTTCAAATTTATCAATCTACCCATTTCAATATTTACATATTTCTTTCATAAGATCAACTGAAACTTGTAGAGATTAATTACAATGAATTGATACAAACTGTTAGTAAACAGTTATGAGATGAGGATTGTAAACGTTTGGAGTGAGACAAGTGGTTCATTTCAGAAATGAAGAAAAATCGACTATTTTCTTGTGAGAATACAAACAAAATACCGTGACAAGGGCAAAAAAAATGATAAAGCTTAAATAGAATTTGGGTATTTTAAAATAATTGCGGAATATGAGTGAAGTAAAACTTGGTCTACTATGGTCAAAAGAAGATGCAGAAAAAGCAGCACATAAACATGCTTTTATTCGAGTGAGTGATTCGGATAAAAGATCGTATCGTCACATTTCAGGAGCAGAAAGAATATGGACGCAACCTGAAACTGAAGATGAAATATACCTCCTAAATTTTAGGGTCTCTGGGAAAAGTCAAGATATTGAAACAGCTCTATTAAATGCTGGTTATTCTCCTGAACAGGTAGAAACAGCTCTGAGTAAAGCTGTTACTTCAAAAAATTATCAAAAGGACAAGAAAAAAAATTTTGATGAAGAATTGGCAAGCTTAAGAGAATTTAAAAAAGAAGAAAAGGAGAGAAAACAACGTTCTACTGCTATTGATTGGGATACTCTACTTCAAGTTGCTTCGCGTGTAAAGGAAGCTCATATTGTAATGAAAGAGAAATCCACATCTCCAAGAAAAACAACAGGAAGAGGCAAAACACTCCTTGAACGTTTTGAAGAAATTCAAGATCAAGAGGGTAAAATGATTGATGTTTCAGAAATGAGAGAGGATGGAACTGGAGTTAAAATCCAAAACCGTCCAGCCACAGAAAGAGGACAAAAAGTCTTCTTAACGAATATTCCAATTCTTTCTAAATCACATGAAAAATATATGCGAGCTTTAGAAATGCTTTTTAATGCAGGAAAGTTTGATTCTGAATCAGAATACCAAAAAACGATCAATGCAGCTGAAGCTAAATTTATTGCCAAAGGAAAATCCAAATAAATCTTTGGGTGTGATTCTTATGTTTAAATTGTTATAAACATAAGAACTAAATATTAGTTCAAGGCAGAAAATGATGTACATATTGCTTCATTATATAAAGCTATATGTTAGTAACCATGTCTACATGGATCACAGTTATTGAAAGTATTCCAAGATACACTAGATCCATCAAAGACAGGGAAAGTAGCAGATTCTTCTCCACTGAGAGAAAAAATAAATGTGATTTCTCCGCTAATGCTGATATTTAATTTCATCACTCTTGCACCATCAGATTCGTCTCTTCCAGATATCAGAAATGTTTGATCGCAAGGGGGAAGAAACTCGGGAGGAATTGTTTTATTTTGAGCAGTGGTTGACTTTTGATCAGTTATTGCATTCCCACCAAAAGTGCACCATGTTAGTGTAACTATGTTGCAATTTTTAGAAAGGTATATATCTGTGTAAACCATGTTAGAATCTGTACCAGCCAAGAGATTGAAAAGTACACACCTAAATACACATAAGCGACAATCTTTATGTTTTCCCATTTATCTAACAAAGGAAAAAACAAAAAAGAAAGGAGAAGATCTACCCATTTTTATATTTATATAAAAATAGCCCTTTATTTTCTCAGAAAATTTTCTACATACCATGTTATATTTCTGGGTTTAGAATCCTGTGATAAAGAGGATGACAAGGGATTTGATATATTCTTGGGCAAGATATCGACCTTAGAAAGGACGTCCCCCATGGTGATGACATGTAACTTGGGTAATCTCCGAAAGGAACCAACATCTCTTGTAGAAACTGCGGATCCAGTAATAGAGGAGGTTCTTCGACCAAAGGTTTGTCCAATATTTCCATTAGATCCGACGTTTCCTCTTCTTGAGTTCTTTTTTTTTAAATAATTCTCAAATTTAGAACCAGGTATATATTCAGAAGAACCACATTCTTTGTTTGAAAGAACCTTTTTAGTTTTTTCTGATTCAGAGTCTCTTCTTTCAGTTGATTTTATTTCTTTCTCATTAATGATTACTTCTTCAATTGAAGGTACATCATCAGAGTGTTCTTCGTTGATATCTTCTTCAACATCGAATTCTTCTTCATCACTCGATAATACATCAGATTTTGTATTTTTGTCTTCTTCACTATCAGAAGAAGAAGAACGTTCTTGCTTATTCGTAATAAGCGCTCTGAGCTTGAGATGACAATTTTTCAAGCGCTCTTGTATAGGTTTGTCTAATCTGTATGTTTCAGCAAGATTCTTAATGCCAATTCTTGCTTCTTCAAGAAAAGTAACTTCTTTACTTTTTAGATATATAACATCTTTCTTTTTTTCGCAATAAACGTTGACAGCATCTTCAATGATTTTAACTGTATTAGAACGGGTGTCTCCAGAAAATGAACGTTTAAAGAAAGAAAACCATGTCCCGTGTTCGACAATAGTCAAATCAGAACATAATGTATCTCCCGGTTTTATTTTAGCCATTACCTCAAAAACAGTATCTGGATTCATATTTCTTTAAAATGTCTGTAGGAAATATTTATACATTTTTATTTCACCAATAAGGTAAAGAACGTCTAAATTGAAGAAGGATATGGACGGGTTTGATTTTCAGAAAATAAAACAGGAATTTTTGGGAAAGAAATGGATTGGTTATTATATTATTATTGGCATTCTTTACATTATAACATTTTATTATGCTTTTGTAGGGGTATACAGCAATTGGTATAAAACATTAAAACAACCTCCATGGGCAGGAGGTCTGATAGTTACCTCTATTATCGGTGTTGTTGTTTACGTTTTATCGTTTTGGGGTTTATATTTAGCTTTTGAGAAGGTATATTCCAACATAGAAGAAAATAAACAACTCTATGATTTTTTTATGATCGTTATCACTATTTCCACTGGAATTCTGGGAGCTTGGACCTATATGTTTTTCGTTTCCCACCAAGTAGCTCTGGCTACTGTGTTTATGCTTATTGCTCTCATTCTCTATTTTGCTGTAGTTGTTGAAATGCTCACCTTAGATGTAACAGCCGGATTACTTAACATACCTTATTTACTTTGGTTGGGTTACTTTTTTGTATTTTCACTATGGGTTTACATTGAAAACCCAGCACAGTTACGAGGTGCTCCTCTTTAGTTAAAAAAGATGTAGAAAGAGATAATTAAACTATAGATAATAGTTTAATTTAATACCGGGAGAAGGATTCGAACCGACGACCTTCGGGTTCCACCATTTTTATAACTCTATTTTCAAAAAGTTAAATTTATGAGCCCGACGCTCTTCCACTGAGCTATCCCGGTTTTTAATGATAAGATTTATTTATTTTTTTAAAAAAATCATGCACCTTTAGTTATTAAACAAATCACTGAACAATTTATTTTTTTAGTTGATCGTGTAATTGTTTTCTGTTGTTAAACATTACCTCTCATATTTGATATATTTCTGGCTCTAAAGTCCACTATGCAAATAAAAAATATGCACAAACGATTTTTTTTATTCGTCGTTTGAATAATAAAAATATTTATGAATGTCTTCCCACCATGTGCACAAAATAGCACTGAATTTACTATAAATTATATTCTTTATGGTCCTTTTTGCTTGATTGCTACTGCCTGTTCTTTTATTTATATAATTTTGAATGATTGGAATAAAGTAGAAGATCACGATCGAAGAGTGGCTATTTTGTTGCTTATTACAATAATAGCAACAAGCTGGATTTTTCTTCCTATATCAATAATATTGGAAGCTATAAAATGTGTTTTTACCCATTTGGATTAATAATCTATATGATCAGTAAGAAATATTATCAAACATATCCGTATAGTGCTAGTTCTTCGGATATTTGTAATCGTAGACTATCCAATATTCAAAGATAAGATACTATATAT